TAATCATAATTATAATTTTTCTGAGAGTGCCACAACAGGTGGGACTACTGCTATTTTTGTAGGCAATTATACTAATGTTTTTACTAATGGTGTTACAGCTAGTACTGGTTTAGGACGTCCACACAATAATATGCCCCCTTTTTACGTATTAGTATATATAATGAAAACAACTGATTATGATTTTTGTTATAATTATATTCCATAATTTCACCATAAATATACATGGCTCAAAATTTTAGCATTATAATAGCCTTGTGATTTTCTTTTTTCTAAACTAATTGCTTCACCTCTTTTTTTGGTTCCAGAATGTCTATTAAAATAATTGCGCATTCGTTTTCTATCATTATGATTTTTATGCGAATAATATTTAAGCGGAGTTCTATCTTTATATTGTTGATAATCTGATGCTCCAAAATGTATTTTGCGTATTTTTTGGGTTGTCTTATTTTGGATATATGCTGTGTATTTTTTTCCAGGCGGTCCTTTTTCAAATTTTATGATTTTTTCTTTCATATTATAATATTTTTATATATAATAAATATTATAGTATTATAGTATAATAGTAATATAAAAAATGATAAATATACCTATTAAATACTTACCTCATCGTCTTAATTTGAAAGATAAAAAACTACAAATTAAACAATTAAAAGCATCGCGTAACGCATATAAAAAGAAGCGCTATTTAACACGAAAAAATGTTGACTCATATAAATCCAAAAAATCGGCTCATATAGCAAAAGCGCAAAAGTTGTATAAACTAAAAAATATAGCAATAAATTCTGACTTAGTAAATGCAACAGGTTGTTCTAAAAATGCCTTATTACAAATTGTTAAAAAGGGTCGCGGCGCATATTATTCTTCTGGGTCACGTCCAAATCAAAGCGCACATAGTTGGGGTTATGCACGCTTAGCAAGTGCTATTAGTGGAGGCAAAGCAGCGGCAATAGATTATAAAATATTGGAACGTGGTTGTTCATCAAATTCAAAGGCACTAAAATTAGCGCTTAAAGCGAAAAATAATAGGACACGAAAAGTTCCAAAAATTAAATTAGTATAAGCTATTGTTATAACCTATAACAAGTTATAATACATAGATTTAGCTATTATATAACAGCCCACCAAACCCATTTTGAAAAATTAATAAATTGTATTTTTCTTCCATTATATACAAATTATAATAATATTTATAAATGTTTGTAGGGTCTTTTGACGTTGCTATTATTGCGTTTGTTTCTGGGTCACAAATAGTTGTAAACTCCACATTACTGCTATCTATTGGTGGATTAGCAAAATTATTATATTCAAATTCGATCGTTTTAAATTTATTTGTATTAAACGCACCATTTGGTTGTAATTTATAAGGGTCTGTTGTTAAAGCAAAATTGTAATAATATAAACCAACTTTTGAATTAGATCCATTTGACTTATTATATTTTTCTATTCTGCTAAATACGCTACTATCAAATGTTTGTTCTCTATATTTGCCGTCACATATTATACCAAAATTTTTCATAATCTCACATACATTAGTTTGTTCATAAACAGTTGGACTATACCCCGTATAATAAATATTTTTGGAAATATCACCAATATTATAAGTAAAATGAGGACTATAATATATATAATATAAGTCTGGTGTTGTGACTTTTTTCAAATCATTTGGAATACTATTTTCATAAGGCCAATTAGTATAATTAGACCATTCATTGCGCTCCTCAACATCACTTCTTTGAAAATACCACATCCAACTACTAATTAATCCATTTGATTCTAATTTAATTTTATTAGTCTTAATAACTTCTTTAAAACTATATTCTTTGACCTCTTTAATTAAATAATTTTGACTATTTTTGGCAAACATTTCTCGCTCGGCATTATCAAGAAAACATTGAGTACATAGCAAATGTATATTACTATTTATTCTATTTGTCAAATTAATATAACTGTCTCCAGATATATCTCTGTATGGCGGCGGATTTATAAATCGATTAAATTGATATTCTAATGTTGTTTGAAGTGGGTGTATTTGAGGAATATTATTATAGTTAGTTATTTTGTAAGTATTTACACTCATATCGTATAATACATCTTTAATAGTAAACAACTCTTCTAACGGTCGCAATTTAAAATCAATAACCAAATTACTGTATTGTAAGCATATTAATGGAAATGACATAAAAGACGACATTGTAAACCAGCTGTTAATTGGTATATATAAATTATATTCTCTTATAGATGGTTCAATCCCGCTAATATCAGTGTTTGTTCCATTTATATTAAATGCATTAGGATAATTGTTGTTTCGATTATTGAAATTAGCCGGATCATTTAGTTCACTAATATTTCCTGTCATAATATCAAATAACTCTTTTTTATGAGAATCAAAATCACGCTCAACAACATTTTGCAAATAAGTACCGCTAAATTTTTGAATAGTTATTCCATCAATCATTATTTTAACTTCTTCCATTAATTGACATCCAATATGCTTAATCCATTTAAATTCGTATGGTCTATAAACAGCACTAATATCTCTATATTTATTATAGTAGTAAACTGGGCTCCATATTGCTGGTAATTTTAGCACTAAATAAGTATCCATCAATAAGTCACCATACCGTCCTATTTTAAAACTGAAAGTTGTCGATTTTGAAACTTCCAATTCTTTTTGTCCGACTTGGTCTATCCTAAATTTTTGTAATCCAAAATTAGTATATTTTGAATATGTGGATTTAAAGAAACTTTTAGTAGGATTACCTGTCAACATAACATTTTGGTCGCCAATAGCTATTAAGTTTAATAGTCCACCCGCCATAGTCTAATAATTTATATACTATAATAATTTTATACTAATATTAAAGTAATTAGTTAATTAGTTAATTAGTTAAATTAGTTAATTAATAAACTACTAAAGTATTTTAGTTAAAATTAAATGTTTTAATATATAAATATGGAGGAAAAAGATAAAAAAGGTAGTTTTTTTAAAGAGTTCAACAAGTTTTTTAAAGATTATTTTGGAAGTGACTCTAACAATAGTACTCCATCACTATATTTGTATATGACAATTAGTATTGTAATTTTAATATTGTTAATATTATTTGGTTGGATATATGATAGATTAGCATTAGAACAACGAACATGTGATAAATTAGAGAAATATTATAGGTCTAATATTGGAAAATCCTATTTTACAAGTGCTAATACTGTAGAAGCAAGTAGCGCAACGGATCTAACTACAACTAAATTTGATATATCTAATTCAATATTTAAAAATTATTATGTTAAAAGTGCTTATAATTGTTGTTGTGGTGATGGCTATAAAAATAATTTTGTTAATTTATGTGCTTTAGAAAAAACGATTTCTAATGGATGTCGATTTTTAGATTTTGAAATTTATTCATATAATAATAAACCAATAGTAGCTTCCTCCACTGCAAATAGCAACTTTATAAAAGAAACATATAACTCTTTAGATTTAGGTGATGTATTAAGTAGTGTTACAACACGAGCGTTTGATGCTATTCATACCAATTGTAGTCGCGATCCTTTGATTTTAAATTTTCGGGTTATGAGCACAAATTTGACAATGTTAGAAAAATTGGGTGCACTATTTGAACAATACTTAGATCTAGCTACTTCGGATAGTAACACTTTTCGCATAATGAAACAACATAATTATACGAATGGATCAATATTAAATGTCCAAATGAGAGATCTATATAAAACAATTATTGTTATATGTGATTTTTATCCATCAAATAATATAATAGAAACAAATAATGTATTAGCAAAATTGAAAACATATATTAATTTAAAGGGAAAAAGTGAATATTGTAAAACCTATAGATATACTGAAATTGCGGGAAAAACAGCTCAGTTCATAGATGAAACAAAAAGAAGTTTTGCTATTGTATTGCCTAATTTGAATAATTCTGTAAATAACAATGAGTTTGCGTCAGCATATGGTTTCGGTTGTAATGCTATAGCTATGAAATATCAAACCAAAGACGCAAATTTAGAAAGTTATATAGCACAATTTACAAATAAAGGAAACTATTCGTGGATTTTAAAACCTAATCATTTGATTGCGAATGTTCCAAGTAGTTTTCCTATTATTCCTTTTACAAGTCATACACCAATAGCAGATGCAGATCTTGATAGTACGTTACAAGCTCGTTTATCACAGGATTAATATAGAATAGAATTTTCTATTTTCTATTTTCTATTTTATGGAAAAATATTATAATAACACATTATATTATATAATATATTATATAATTTATTATGAAATCTTTTGAAGAAAAAGAATTAAAAATATTACGAAATGCTATTGATAGCGCTACTTATGAAGTAGGGAAAAAATTAGTTCAATCTGATACTATAAAAAAAATAATAGAAATATTAGAAGACTTTTTAAGAACACATAATACCCTATGTTATGGTGGTACAGCTGTAAATAATATATTACCAGAACAAGACCGATTTTATAACAAAGATATTGAAATACCTGACTATGATTTTTTTACGCCATTAGCAATGGAATATGCGACAAAGTTAACAAATATATATTATAAAGCTGGTTATGAGGAAGTAGAGGCAAAATCATCAGTTCACGCTGGAACATATAAAGTGTTTGTTAATTTTATTCCTATTGCTGACATAACCTATTTAGACAAAACATTGTTCAAAAACTTATTCAAAAAAGCTATTAAAATAAATGCTATAAATTATTGCCCTCCTAACTATTTGCGTATGGCTATGTATGTTGAATTATCAAGACCTATGGGCGATGTAACACGGTGGGAAAAAATATTGAAACGCATTACTTTATTAAACAAAAATTATCCTTTAAAAGGAGAGCTTTGTAAATCTATAAAATTTCAGAGAGATTATGATGGTTCAGACAGCGACCGAGACAAACTTTATGAAGTTTGTAAAACATCATTTATTAATCAAGGATTAGTGTTTTTTGGTGGTTATGCTGCGTCACTTTATAGTCAATATATGCCCAAAAAAGAACGCGCACAAGTCAATACTATTCCTGATTTTGATATGTTGAGCGAAAATCCTATGTCAAGTGCGCTAATATTAAAAGAACAACTTAATTATGAAGGCTTTAAAAATGTTGTTATTAGAAAAAAGAAGCCTATTGGTGAATATGTAGACGACCATTATGAAATAATTGTTAATAATGATGCAATTGCGTTTATTTACAAAACGGTTGCTTGTCATAGTTATAATGTATTAACACTACAAGGGCGCAAAATCAAAGTTGCCTCTATTGACACTATTTTGAGTTTTTACTTGATTTTTATTTATGCAAATAGACCTTATTATGATGAAAACCGACTATTGTGTCTTTCTGAATATTTGTTTAAAGTTCAAATCAAAAATCGTCTGGAACAAAGAGGGTTGTTAAAGCGATTTAGTGTAACGTGCTATGGCAAACAACAAACATTAGAAGATATACGCGAAGAAAAGGTGAAAATATACGATAAAGTTAAAAGCAATGAACTTTCGCGCAAATCCAGACTTTATAATATGAACTTTTTTAGATATATTCCAAAAGAGGGGTTTAAAAAAACTATTAAATATAAATTTACTAAGACAAAAGTGGGTAAAAGCCGATTAAGTAAGAGAAAGTGATGTTCTAAGTTTTTGTATTATTAATATATAGTTGTATATTTTTTATATATTAATAATATTTGGATTGGATTGGATTGGATTGGAATGGATTGTAGTGCCAAGCTAATTTTGAGAGCTATTTTCTAGTGATTCTATTCTTGCTATTAAACTATTTATAATTGTTTCTTGTGCTTTTACTTTTGTATGTAATTCTTTTATAGCAGCAAGTCCATATACAAAAATATTATTATAATTTACACCATATGGTTCTTTTATTAAATTGTTACTTTCATCATAATGGTCACCACCTCTAACACAAAAGCTTAAGTCAGGAATTTGTAATACTTCTTGAGCTATTAAACCTGCTTCATAATTCCAAGTATTTGCACTTAAATCTCCATTATAATCAGCATCTAACATTTCTAATGTTTTTTGATAAAACTTTGGAGTTAGTTTATCAACAATGTCTAATCCATTTATAATAACAGATTCATTATGTTTTAACCGGTCATCACTATATACAACAGTAAAAAAAAAATGAAGTGTGATACCATAAATAGCGTTCCAAAAATAACTTGAACCACCTAATAAATAAGTATTACCAACTGAAGGAACACAATGTCCTGTTATTACTGTTGATGGTAAATTAGCAGTTCCAGTAAATGTAGGAGAAGCAAGATTTGCTTTCGTGTCTTCGAGTGATGTAAGTGCGTCAGAAAATTGTTCTAATGAATCTGAAAGAGCTGAATCAAACTTTTCTATAGAAACTGCTCCATCTGCGATTATAGGATTTATTACAGAACCTGCAGTTAAAGATGCTGCCGCTCCATTTGCTCCCTGTATACCTTGTGCTCCCGTTGTTCCTTGTGCTCCTGTTGCTCCTTGACTGCCTGTTGCGCCTTGACTACCCGTTGTTCCTTGACTACCTCTTGCTCCTTGACTGCCTGTTGTTCCTTGAGTACCTGTTGTTCCTTGTGCTCCTGTTGTTCCTTGTGCTCCTTGACTACCTGTTGCTCCTTGACTACCCGTTGTTCCTTGAGTACCTGTTGTTCCTTGACTACCTGTTGTTCCTTGACTACCTGTTGTTCCTTGACTACCTGTTGCTCCTTGAGTACCTGTTGTTCCTTGTGCTCCTGTTGTTCCTTGTGCTCCTGTTGTTCCTTGACTGCCTGTTGTTCCTTGAGTGCCTGTTGTTCCTTGTGCTCCTGTTGTTCCTTGACTACCTGTTGTTCCTTGTGCTCCTTGACTACCTGTTGCTCCTTGAGCTCCTATTGCTCCTTGTGCTCCTGTTGCTCCTTGACTACCTGTTGTTCCTTGACTACCTGTTGCTCCTTGAGCTCCTATTGCTCCTTGACTACCCGTTGTTCCTTGAGAACCTGTTGTTCCTTGAGAACCTGTTGTTCCTTGAGCTCCTGTTGCTCCTTGAGCTCCTGTTGCTCCTTGACTGCCTGTTGTTCCTTGAGCTCCTGTTTCACCTGTTGTTCCTTGTGCTCCTGTTTCACCTGTTGTTCCTTGTGCTCCATCTATACCCCTTCTACCATAAAGCTCTGTAGTAAAATTACTTGTTGATGCATTAGTCCCTTCACCATAATCAACTTGAATAGTCAATTCATTAAGTATATAGCTTATTATAGTAGATGTAACAAAATTGGTTGGAGTGTTGGTTTCGTATGTTTTCACATACATTCCTGGGCGATATGCTGTTTCTAAAGCTAATTTATCTACAATCAAAATTATAGTAATAACTTCATTATTAATATTTTCAATAGGTTCAATCGTTGTTATCAATTGTGGAAAACCAATTCCATTAGCTCCTGTTGTTCCTTGTGCTCCTGTTTCACCTGTTGTTCCTTGTGCTCCTGTTTCACCCGTTGTTCCTTGACTACCTGTTGTTCCTTGACTACCTGTTGCTCCTTGAGCTCCTGTTGCACCTGTTGTTCCTTGACTACCTGTTGTTCCTTGTGTTCCTGTTGCTCCTTGAGTTCCTGTTGCTCCTTGAGCTCCTGTTGCTCCTTGAGCTCCTGTTGCTCCTTGACTACCTATTGCTCCTTGAGCACCTGTTGCTCCTTGAGTACCTGTTGCTCCTTGACTACCTGTTGTTCCTTGACTACCTGTTGTTCCTTGACTGCCTGTTGCGCCTTGTACTCCTTGAGCTCCTGTTGCTCCTTGAGTACCTGTTGTTCCTTGAGCTCCTGTTTCACCTGTTGCTCCTTGACTGCCTGTTGTTCCTTGTGCTCCTGTTTCACCTGTTGCTCCTTGACTGCCTGTTGCGCCTTGTACTCCTTGAGCTCCTGTTGCTCCTTGAGTACCTG